CACCTTCAGCAACTGCTTGTATTGCCGCAGATACTAATATAGCATCTGTACCAGTGCCTTCATCTGGTGCTTGGAATGCTATTTTACCAATAACGTCATCTTGTGCTAAATCTGTTTCACCTGTTTGTAGTGTTAATAAAACTGGATTGTCATCACCTGTAGCTATACTCTTTAAAAATAGTCCATCATCTGGGTCATGTGTTAAAGTTACATCTTGGTCATTACCAAAATAAATTATTCCTCCATCTGCTAAATACAAATCACTCCATTCAGCAGAAGCTGTTCCCAGTGAATCGCCATCTGCACTAGAAGGATCAGCGCTACTCGCTGTTGCCCAACTTAAAGTTCCACTTCCATTAGTGCTTAATACTTGTCCACTAGAGCCATCAGCAGTAGGTAATGTATAAGTTATATCACCAGATTGAGTTCCTACTTGAAATGCTGAATAGTTTGTTCCATTATCAGTATCTTCATATAATCTTAATTGACCCGGCCCAGTTGCACCATTTGCAATAGCAACAAATCCACCATCATTAACTTCTAATAATGTTCTTCCATCATATTGATTAAATTTAAGGTCTTTTGCATCTACTTGTGGTTGCAATACTACGTCAGAAGAACTATTCGTTATTTTTAAAATATTAGTTCCACCATCTGCAAATACTAAGTCTGCACCATCAGCATCTAATATAATATCACCCGGCACATCTAATGTTAAATCACCAGAATCTACTTTTATCTTTTTATTTGCACCGTCTAATTCAATATTTGCCATTATACTACCACTAAGTTTCCTTCAACTGTTATAGTTGCATTTAATGTTATAGGACCTGCCACAACAGAATTCTTTACTATTTGATCTTTATCAATAGTAGAATCATATTCTGGAAAAGATTCTCCACCCGGAGTATCTCCTATATAAATTGGTCCGCCTACTTCTGTCGTCATGTTATCTCCTACGTACTTATTGCGTCAACTACACTAATCCATGCATCAATGCCATTAGCTGTTCCACATTGACCTTTGACTACATCACCCGATTGAAGCACTAGTTTAGATCCACCTTGAATCAATTCTACACTACTTCCCGGAGGTATGCTTAAAGTTTTTACAATATAGCGGTCTGTTGAACCGCCTTCTGTAATATAAACATCCACTGTTACAGCCGCAGTTAATATGTTAGCTAATCTCAATCCAACAACTGCATCATCTGAGTTAGATGTGTAAATTGTTGTAGCAGAGTCTGTTACTCTTGCTCCGTTGGATTCAAAATCTTGTGCCATATTATCTCCTATACACTATTATAAACTAGAGGGCAATCGCCATTGCTGTGGCAAAGCCCTTACTTGCAAACCCCGCGTTTGCATCCACGTATGTTATTATCCTTGAAGCCGCAACTTTCCTGTTCGTACCTCCTGCCCCATCGTCTACGATAAATAAATCAGCATCTGCTAAAGCAGCACCTATATCAGTTCCACCATCAATATCCAATGTTGCTAAACCAACAGAGTTACTAGATGCCGTAATTGTTTTATTTGTTAATGTTTGTGTTGCAGCTATACCTGCAATAGTATCTGTTGCTGCTGGTAACGTTAATGTTACATTACCAGAATAGTCAGAATGAGCCGCTGATTGTAAAGCTGTGTAGTGAGCGTTTGATGACTCACAATAAAATTTAATGTTTGATACTGAACCGCCATTTTTAAGATCTATTGTT